ATTGAAGATATAATTGACTGCATACAAAAGTTTAAGGATATTCAAGAGTTTCAAGCAGGTCCTGGAATAGGTGGATCTCCTATATTATATAATGCACAACAAGAGGCAGCTACTTCAAAATACAAACAATTAAATACATTTATAAATGATTGTAACGATGCTATAAACAATATAAATTCAATATTTGTAGCTAGGCAAAACGACCCTTCCTTAGAGCCTGAATTCAACGAAGAATTTGCAGATATATTAGAAGGAACTGGATTTAAAGTAGGACCTGCTTCTGATCCAGGATTACAAGACGATACTTTCAGATTAGTTTTTGGTCCTCCAAAAACAACTAATGGACAGTACTTGTTATCAATAGATGGTCTCTATTATGATGCTCAATCAGGGGGTTTGGATCCTGTTCTTATTTCTGTAAGTGGAGATATTGATCCTGGAGATGTATGGAAATATGAGTTTGATCCAAACTTAGGAGGAAAGGGTCAAGCAATATCTTTAAAATCAATTAATAAATTTGTAGATAATTTATTTGATCCTGATTTAATTGATGATAGTGCATCACTACAAGATTATTATGACGCTGATCACTTCTTACAAGTATTAAATCAACAAAAGGCAAAGCATACTTCTGATTTAAAGAATCAAATAGCCTCTTTAGAAGTAGAGTTTGGAGAGAATAGCTCTGTAGTTCAAAACTTTAAACAGAGTATTGTATCTCAAATATCAGCACACGATCAGAAAATAAAAAAGAGAAAAAAACAAATTGAAATCGCAGTTAAAGTTCCAAGCACTTATGGAGACGGAACTTTGGCTTTTGAAAAAGGAAAGATTCCAATCAATGATTTCTCTTTCTTAGAAGAGTACAAACTAGGAGTGGATTTAGAACTTCAAAAGTCTCTTGTATTTGATCAAGCTGATGTAGTAGGAATAGTTCTTCCAATAAAGCCAAAGTTTGTTAAGGCAACTGAAAAGCCAGAATCAATAAGCTTTAAACATTTAACTGTTCCTAAGGTTGGAAAAGGACAAATTATTTATTCAGCTTCTGGAACAAAAGAACCATCAATATTATCATTAACTGATGAAATAGAAACAAAAAATCTATTTGCAATTTATAATTTCTTAGAAACAAAAACCGTATTACCTTCTTCTACTGAGTTCTTTGTAACGAACTGTGCAACTGAGGATACTTATAATAATGCACAACTAGTAACAACTAATGCTTCTAAGGTATTTGTTTCTGGATTAGGAATTCCATACTTAAAAGGAATTACTGAGAACAAATCATCAACGCCTTCTCAAGTTTCAGCATTAGGTTCATTCTTAAAACTACCAAATACAAAAGAATTTAGAGATTTAACATATTCTCCGTCAGGCTTCTCAATAGATTTTTGGACTCATATTCCAAACATAACAGATGCAGATGCAGGTTGGTTAAGCGGAACAACATCCTCTCTAACTAAAGTTATATTAGGTTGTGAAAATATAGGATCTAAGTCTAATGTTAATCAAATAGACTCTGTTGGAGATTTAAAAGATCTAGACTATCTGGCAAATGAAAAAGGTGATTCTTATGTTCGAGGGATGCTAATGGGATTCACCAGAGACAGAAGAATCACTCAGAATGATATTGGATTTTCTAATGATAATGCATTGAACGATCCTGTATCTTCTCTAAGTTTCTTCATCGCTCCTACTATATCAAGAGACTTGTCTTCTGCATCTTGGATCAATAGCGATAGCTGTCAGAATACTACTAATTATTTTAAGATGAGTGTAGATTTACATTCTTCTCAAATCGGAAATGTTTCTAGTCAGTTCATTCATATGAACGTGTCAGTAGATCCAGAGAAAGACTTAGTATCATTATATTGTGATGGATCTTTGATAACTACATCCTCAATTGAAAGTGTATTCGGATCAGAGTACGGAATTGCTGGACTTCCTACCATAGTTAAACAAAATAGTTTTGAGTATAGTTCAACGACTGTTGTAGGACCAGATACTGTTAAAAATGGACCTTTGTTGAATAGTGTAGTCGCTGGACAAGTTGAACTTAAATATACTCCTTGGATAGTTGGTGGTGGTTACACAGATGGAAACTCTTATTATGGAAACTTTTTAGGAGGAGATAGGAGTGGAATTATTAGTGGTCTTCGTGGATTCCTTGGTAGTTTAAAGTTTTACTCTAAACCACTAGATACTACTGAAGTATTAAAAAATTATAATGCTCAAAAAGGTTTCTTCAAGAATATTCAAATCTAATGGCTATTAATATTTACGGATCAACTGAATTACCTAAGCCTGTAACTAAAACGACATCTCTTCAAAGAAGAGAGATTTTTGGTTTGGCTTTTCCTTTGGGATCTAAGAAAACTAGTGGAGGTTTTTTTTCAAAGGAGTCTGGTATACAAATGATAAAAAGTGCCGTAAAACAGCTTTTAAATACTCAAAAAGGTGAGAGAGTGATGCATCCTGCTTTTGGAGTTGATCTTAGAAGTTATTTATTTCAACCCTTAGATGAAGACACTTTTGAGGATATAAAACAAGAAATTTTATATGCGTTTAATAGATATATTGTTGGAGCCAAAATAACTAAATTATCTGTAGTACCTGCTGATTTTATAACAGTAGATGGTGGAAATGGATTAAAGGTTACATTAACTCTTAGACTAAGTGAAGATTATCTAAAAGTTTTTGACGTAGAGGTATTAATATCATGAATTTTTCTGGAGCAGTTAGTTCAGACTTCTTAAAATTAGTTAATATACCAAATAATAAAAAGCCTGACTTTATTAATTTTGCTGCTACAGATTTCTTAAGTCTAAGGCAGTCTTTAATCAATTATGTAAAATCAGTTTATCCTCTTGATTATCAGTATTTTATTGAATCTGATTTAGGAGTAATGTTTATTGAGCTTGTAGCTTATATGGGAGCAGTAATGTCTATGAAAGCGGACATGCTTGCTAATGAAAACTTTTTAGCTACAGCAAAACAAAGAAATAGTGTAAGAAAGCTTTTAGAGCTTGTAGGGGTAAAACTTAAAGGACCTACTGGTGCTGCTGCTGATGCTCAAATTACTTTTAATAATGTTAATCCTGGATATACAGATATATCTATACAACCTTCAGATAGGGTTGCACAAACGACATCTCCAGAAGATGGATCCTTACTAAACTATACCTTATACAAGGTAGTTAATGGTTTTGTTGATACTATTAATTCTAATGGAGTGATTACTTTATATCCTGAAGAATCTGACAATCAAAATGATACTTCATCCATTTTTAGTAACTTAGTTTTACTAGAAGGTGCTTTAGTAACTGAATCTGGAGACTTTCAGACTACTCAATCTCAAAAAACTGTAACTCTTAGTCAATATCCAGTTATTGAAGGAAGTGTTCAAGTATTTTTAAACTCTGTCAATGGTAATGTAGCTGGAGCCTATGAGCAAGTTGATAATATTTTCTTTGCCTCTGGTGTAAGTGATAAGATATTTGAAATAGTTTATAATGATGATTATCAAGCTACGGTAGTATTCGGAGATGGAAATGTTGGAATTTCTCCTGACGATTCAGCAAGTTATTTTATAGTTTATAGAGTTGGTGGTGGATCTAGAGGTAATGTAGGATCAAATTCTATAACTAAACAATTGAATGTTTTAGATAACGCTTCTAATACTATACAAGGTACTCTAATAAATACAGATCTAGCAACTGGAGGAGCGAATGCGGAATCAATAGAAAAAGCAAAGAAATATGCTCCATTGACATTTAGAAGACAAGACAGGCTTGTAACTTTAGAGGATTATGCTGTATTTGCTAATAATTTTGCTGGAACTTTCGGAACTGTAGGAAAAGCTACTGCTGTAACAAGAAAAGCCTATGCTTCTGCTAATATTATTGATATTTATCTTTTAGAAAAAGCCTCTGATTTACAACTTCAAAGAGCAACATCAACTTTCAAAAGAGATCTTTTAGAATCCATAAATAAAAAGAAGATGGCAACTGATGATATAGTTATAGTTGATGGATTGGTAAGAACTGTAGATCTCGTAACAACAATAAATATAGATTCTTCTGATAAACAGGATGAGTCAATAATTATTACAAAAGTAAGAGATAAAATATTAAATTACATGAATGTAGATAATAGAGATTTTGGACAATCTCTCTCCTTACCCGAGCTAAACAGAGTAATTTTTGAAGTTCCAGAGGTTAGATTTTCTACCATAGATAACCTAGATCAAGATATCTCCGTTGAATTTAATGAGATTATTCAGTTGAATAACCTTAGTATTAATGTAAACCTGTTGCAATGACTAACAAATTTAATCCATCACCAAGAAAATTCTTCAAAAGAAACTTTAAAGATCTTCTGGATATAGTAACTCCAGAAATCTATAAGATAGAGGATTTTAATTTAAGTGGTGAAGGATTATCCGAGACTAATAAGATTATAAACTCACATATTGATATAGCAAATAATATAAATTCTGTAATATCAATATCCTCAATCAATGACTCAGACTCTCAAAAATTAAACGATAGTTGATTTGGATTATTTTGTTGATTTGGATTATTTTGTTGATTTGAATTATTTGATTGATTTGAATTATTTGAAGTTGACTGTCTTTGAGCAGCTTCTTCTTCTTCTTTTCTTTTTCTTTTCAAAGCTGCTGTTTCCATAGCTCTTGTTAAAATACCAGAAGTAGTGTGTTTAGAAGCGGCACGAGCTTTTATCAGAGTTTTAGCAATAGAGCCTGCCGTTTTAAGAACCTTA